ACCAGTGACGCCGCTGCGGAGGCCGAGGAGATGGTGATGACGAGTGGTCAGTGGCGAGTGGCCAGTGACCAGAGAAAAGCATTCTGACCCCTGACCCCTGACCACTTATGTCCCAACAAGTCTACGTACTCGGCGCCCGCTCGGCGGGGATTGTCGTCTCGCCCGAGCGGACGGCGCCCGGCAACGACGTGACGTTCCAGGCCCGGTTGTGCGCCAACGAGGGCACGGGGGCCGACATCACGGCCGAAGGCGATGCGCTCAAGCAAGCCGACATCTCGAGCATCAGCCGCAGCATCTACCAATGCAACGCGGCGGACCCCAGCACGCCCGTCTCGGGGCCGACGTCGCTGACCGTCTCCACGGTGGTCAGCGACACGCTGGGCAACGGCAACGAGCAATGGACGCTCGACGCCATCGGCCGGAACTTCGCCGACACCGTGACGGCGTTCGACACGGCCGGAGCGATTTACCGCGTGCAGTACACGTTCGCCCTGACTAGCGGGGCGACGATCGTGCTGCTGTACCAGCACTCGACGAGTGCAGGAGGGGCGGGATAGCGAGAGAGTGGTCAGTGGCTAGTAGCCAGTGACCAGAACGGAACGCTTGTCTCTGACCACTGACTACTGACCACTAATCACTAACCCTCATGCCTAAAGCCGCCAAGACCCACAGCACGGCCGCGACGCGCGGGCAGCGTCAGCAGTACGACCGCTGGCGGGGCTCGTCTGCCTCGCGGGGATACGGGCATCAGTGGCGGAAGTACCGCGCGGCGTTCCTGCGGGCCAACCCGCTGTGCGCCAAGTGCGCCTTGCGGGCCACGCTGACCGAGGCCCGGCACGTCGATCACATCCAACCGGTGACAGACAAAGACGACCCGCTGTTCTGGGAAGAGTCCAACCATCAACCGCTGTGCCATGCCTGCCACAGCGAGAAAACCGCCAAGGAGAACCAGCTTGGGTGCGACTAGGACGCTGATCACGATGCCGAACTACGACGGCACGCTGCACGTTCGTTCGCAGGTGCAGCCGACCGCCGCGCGCGAAGTCGGCACCTCGTCGTTTCAGAACTCGCTGGCCCCGCGGAGCTTCACGCACTGCTGGCTGACGGCCCAGGAAGCGGCGCTGAATCAGGGTTTCACGCACATCGCCATGCAGCACACGGACATCTGCCCGCAGGCGCTGTGGCTGGACGTGCTGCACGACGAGATGGAGCGGCTGGACTGCGATCTGATCTCGGCGGTGGTGCCGATCAAGACCACCGAAGGCCGGACCAGCACGGCCGTGGATCGCGTGATCGACGGCGTGCTGATGCAGCGGAACCTGACGCTGGCCGAATGCCACCGGCTGCCGGAGACGTTCTGCGCCGAGGATGTCGAGCCCGGCTGTCGGCTGCTGGTCAACACCGGGCTCTGGCTGGCGCGGCTCGACCGGCCCTGGTGTGATGCCGTGAACTTTCAGCACATCACCTGGATCGACCGCCGCGGCGACGTGCCGATTCTGACCCAGGAATCCGAAGACTGGCTGATGAGCCGGCAGCTGAACCTGCTGGGCGCGAAGCTGTACGCCACCCGCAAAGTCAAGCTGACGCACCGCGGCTATTACGAGTTCTCGAATGAGAAACCGTGGGGCACGGAGACCAACACCAGCTACGTGCCGACGCATTCGGTGGTGCCCGGCTACGACCCCGACTACCACCCGCCGGGAGTGATCCATGGCCGGTAATCATCGCAGCGGACGCCGCAAGAAGTCGACTGCGGAGAAGCGGGCCGCGGGCAACCCCGGCAAGCGAAAGCTGGGCGCCGAGCCGGTGTTCGACCCGGCCCTGATCGGCGACCCGCCGGACTGGCTGGGCGCGCACGGACAGACGGAGTGGCGGCGGATCGTGCCGCAGTTGCTCCGCGAGAAGTCGGCCCTGTCGGTCGACATCCCCACGCTGGAGGGCTACTGCGCTTCGTATCAGCGGGCGCTGGAATGCGAAGCGGAGATCGCCGTGCAGGGCCTGACCGTCAACACCGACAAGGGATTGTTCAAGCACCCGCTGGTGTCCGTGGCCTCGCAAGCCTGGAAAGAAGTCCGCGCCTTCGCCGCCGAGTTCGGTCTGACCCCGGCCACGCGGCCGAAGGTCGCCAAGCCCGCCAGTGAAACCAACGACCCGTTAGCCGAGTTCGCCAACCAGAGGAACGAGACATGAATGACGTCGTGCAGCAACTCGCCGCCTGGGGCGTGCATCTGGCCGTCGATGGACCGTGGACGAGCGTGATCGTCATCGCCTGTGCCCGCCTTGCGGGTGGGTGCTGCGAGTACGTCGTGACTTCGCCGAGCAACGATCCGCTGCATTGGTGGTGTGCGGGGCCTGTGACGTAGACGAAATGCCGGACCTGACCACCCAGCGCTGGACTCGCAACGCCGCGGACGAATATGCCGTCTCGCGGGGCTGTCGCTTTGACGAGCGACGGGCGGATCACGTTGTCGAGTTCTTCCGCCGCTACCTGCGACACAGCAAAGGCGAATGGGCGGGCAAGCCGTTCGAGCTGATCGACTGGCAGCGGGACCAGCTCATCAAGCCGCTGTTCGGCTGGGTCAACGACGAAGGCAACCGGCGATTCAACACTTCGGTCACGTTGATTCCCAAGAAGAACGGCAAGAGCACGATCGCCTCGGGCGTCGGGCTGTACCTGCTGGCCGGCGACGGGGAGCCCGGCAACGAAGTCTACAGCGTGGCCACCAAGCGGGATCAGGCTGCCATCGTCCACCGCGAAGCGATCAACATGGTGGAGAAGTCGCCCGCGCTGCGGAAATCCTGCCCCATCAACCGCACGAGTTGGCGGATTAGCTACCAGGACTCGTTCTACATCGCGGGCTCGGCCGACGCCGGCGGCTCGGAAGGCTGGAACGGCTCGATCATCGCCGACGAGATCCACGCTTGGAAGGGGCGCGTGTTCTACAACGCGCTCAAGTGGGCCGGGGCCGCGCGGCGGAATCCGCTGTTCTTCATCGTCAGCACGTTCGGCGACGAGGGCGACCCCGAGGCCCTGTGGGTCGACCTGCGGAACTATGCCGAAGGCGTGAACGCGGGCACGATTCACGACGAGCGGTTTCTGGGGCTGGTCTACGAGACGCCGCCGCAAGCCGACTGGACCGACGTCGAGACCGCCAAGATCGCCAACCCGGGCCTCGGCAACGTGCTCAGCCTGGCGAAGTACGAAGCCGATCTGAACGAAGCCAAGAACACGCCGTCGCTACATTCACCGTTCCGCCGTTACCGGCTGAATCAGCGGGTGGCCGGCGGCACGCCCTGGCTCGACTGGAATGCCTGGCTGGCCTGCGGCAGCGCGTACACGCTGGAGTCGCTGCGCGGACGCGAGTGCGTGGCGGCGCTCGATCTGTCGGTGTCGTGGGATATGTCGGCCGTGGTGCTGGTGTTCCAGGACGAGCAGGACGAAGAGGGCGACTATCCGATCTGGCTCTGGCCGCTGTTCTACTTGCCCGAGGATACGATCAACCGCCCCAACGGGCCCGAGAGCTTCCGCGGCTGGCACCGCGAGGGGCACCTGATCGCCACGCCCGGCAGCACGATCGACTACGGCTACCTCGAGCGGAGCGTGATCGCCTGCTCGGGCGTCTGCCCGGTATTCGAGCTGGCCTTTGATCCGGCGCAGGCCGAAAAAACGACCAACGATCTGAGCGAAACGATGGGCGTGGAGCGGTTCGCCTACCCGCAGACCTACGCCCACTTCGCCGAGCCGACCGCCGAGTTCGAGCGGCTGATGCTCCGCGGCAAGCTGCACCACCCGAACCATCCGATCCTGAACTGGCAGGCGCAGCACGTCTGCATCAAGCAGGACCACAACGGCCACAGCCGCCCCGTGAAACCCAAGAAAGGCGACGTGCGCAAGATCGATGGTATCGTGGCGGCTGTGATGGGGCTGGGCCGCCAGATGACGCCCGAGAACCGAGCCCGGCTAGGAGGCGGCCAGTTGCTGGTCGAGCTGCTGTGAACATCCCCAAGACATTTCTCGGCTACCCAGTCGTTCAGTGCGAAGACGTGTCGCCCGAGCCAACGCCCGTTGTGAAGTTCGGAGACCTTGGCCGAGTTGTGATTCCGGTCGACGTGACGCTGAAGGAAGACGGCACGATTGTGCTGACAGTCAAGGAGACGGGATGAACCTGCTGACACGCATTCGCCACCGGGCGGCACGCATCTACAACGCCACCTTCGGGCGCGGCGATGAACAGATGTGGCGCGACCTGGGCTGGCTCCCCGGCAGCGGCTCGGGCGTCAACGCCAACACGGTGCTCGGCATCAGCGGCGTCTGGAAAGCCGTGAACGTGATCGGCAAAGACCTGGCCGTGCTGCCGCTGGACAAGTACCGCCGGCTACCCGACG